TCCACCTCCGACCCCGGAACAGCTGATGGCGATCGCAATGGCCTACCAGTTTGAGCCGATACTGAAGCGGACGATCTACCGCGGCATCATGGCCGCGTTCTTCACCATCCTCGGAATCTCCGTTGTGCTGGGTATCGTCGCCGGCATCCTCCGCTCGATCATGTAGCCGACCCCCAAAGCAGGACCAGGCTCCGCTCAACACGCGGGGCCTTTTTCTTGCTCACTTGACGCAGTGCTTCCGCGCGTTGCAGCGCATAAGCGCCCATCCGGGCTGGCGGAAATACTCTCGCCGTATGCCTGAACGGCATTGGAACTCACATTCTGTTTCACCGAAAGGGGAACAGTTGTGAGCGGACCCAGAGCGCAATTCGCGGTAGGCAGCCACGGTCTCATGGATCGTGGCTGCCCGGCCCGCGCCAAAAGAACTCGGCGAGGATTCGGCAAGCAATGGCGAGCGAAGCACAATTGGCGAAGCTGCATAGCGTAGTCGCCCCCGCGCAGGCCGCCGAGAAGAAGTGGGGCGTGCCTGCTTCGGTGACGCTGGCGCAGTGGATCTTCGAGTCGAGCTGGGGCACGTCCAGGCTCTCGCTCGAAGCCAACAACTTCTTCGGGATCAAGGCGCGCCAGGTGCAGATTCCGACCAGCTACGTCGAGTTCCCCACGGCCGAGTATGAGAGCGGCGAGCGCGTGATTGTGGATGCGCTGTTTGAAAAGTATCCCGACGAGGCGGCCAGCTTCGACGCGCACGCTTCGCTGCTGGCGACGGCTGCGCGCTACCGCTCGGCGATGCTGTACACCGCCAACCCGGAAGAGTTTGCCGCATGCCTGCAGACGGCCGGCTACTCCACCAACCCCAAGTATGCCGCCGGCCTGGGCCAGGCGATGTGCGACTACAACCTTTACCAATACGATCCGCCGTTTGCGCCGGCGAAAGCGCAGGAGGTGACAGCGTGATCCAGATTCCGATGACGGCAGACCGGTTCGCGAAGGCGAAGGCAGTAATCGAGAGCAGCGCGGAGGTGGTGAGCAAGAGCGAGAGCGGGCCGCAGTCGGGCAGCTTCGCCACCGGCGCCGTGGGATTCAACTACTCGTACGACGGCGTGACGCTGTGCCTGGTGGTGACGGCGAAGCATGGGCTGGCGAAGTTCGCCAGCGAAGACACGATCAAGGACCGGCTGCTGGCTTTGCTGGCGCAGGTCTAGGGCCATAGAACGACGCCGAGAGGCGGAGGAGAAGAAGGCGATGGCAAACAAGTTTATGAGTCTGTTGGAAGCGGTGGGCAAGGATTTCGAGAAGGGCCTGACCGATGCTGTGAAGTACCTGCCGGAAGCGAGCGCGCTGGTTGCTCTGATCTTTCCGCCCGCGGCTGCGCCGCTGGCTGCCGCAACCACGGTGGCAGGGCTGCTGCAGAACGCGGTGGTGATGGCCGAGCAGAAGTACGCCGCCGCAGGAGTGCAGACGGGAACCGGAACCCAGAAGGCGGCCGAGGTGCTGCAGCTGGGTGAGAACGCCGTGACCGAACTGCTGGCCGAGCCGGCCATCGCGTCCGTCCTCTCAAAGGCCGGGATCACGGTGGACAGCACCTATGTCGGCAACCTGGTGAACGCCGTCGTGGGCATCCTGAACGTCCAGGGAGCGCCGGCTGCGGTAGCTGCCTAGAAACCCCGTCCGGGGCATCTTGGCCAGAAACGCGCCAGGATGCCCCAGGACGAATTGGGGTAGGCTACCCTACCCGTAATTCGTGTCCATGCATGCCACGAATTTATTTGGGCCGGGAAATGGCATCTGGCGGAGGGGGTCTGACCCCGGATTTAGGTTCAGGGAGATTGAGATGCAAGAAACAGGGATTTGGATGGCCGGGATTCGGGAGTGGCTGGGCGGGAGAAAGACCTACCTGCTGGCCGCTCTCTTAGTGGTTACGGTTTTGATTCTGGTCTATGCCGGGCAGGCGACCCCGGAGACGGTTTTGCCGGTCGCCCTGGTCTTCGCCGGGCTGCTTTCGGCCAGCTTCCGCTCGGCGATCGAACGGCACCACGCCGAGGTGCTGAACCTGCTGATGGGGATCTCCGAGGCCGGCGCCGACATGCGGGCAGGAAACAAGGCTGGCGCGATCGCGCTGGTGAAGTCCGCGGCGCCGGTCGCCGAGCAGCTCGCGGGCGAACTGAAGGCGGAAGCAGCTGCCGCGCCGGCGGAGGCGAAGTCCTGATGGCGACCATGATGCCCAGCCTGCCGGAGACGAGCAAGGACGGTTTCTCCAAGCTGTTGATGATCGGGACATCGATCCTGGGCGGCGGCTCGACCGTCTTCCTGATCATGCAGCTCATCCGCGAGCAGCCGTCGAAGTCCTTCGAGCTGATGAACCGCTGGGGTCCAGGCTATCTGCTGGCGTTGTTCATCGCGTTCCTGGTGGACCGGCTGATCCGCAAGTTGATCGACAGCTCGCGGGTGACGGCCGACTCCGGCTCCGAAGCGGTGCGGGAGCTGGCAGTGCAGGTGCGCGGCGTAGCCGAAGCCAATAGCCGCCAGGCCGCGGCCATGCAGGCGATGGCCGATAAAGACGACCGCACCACGCAGGAGATGCAGACTTTGATCGGCGTAGTGAATTCGAAGGTCGACCAAACGCTCGACGAGATGAAGCGGCAGAACCGTTCATTCGAGCGGATCGAGAATGCACTGAAGATAAATTCGGCGCCAGGAAGTGAAGCGACATGATGAGAGATTGGCATCCCGACCAGAAGAAGCGCTTTCGCGGAGAAGTCCTGCGCATGCTGGCTGTGCGCCACGGGCAGCAGCAGTCGCGCATGGATGACGTCGCGCTGTGCCATGCGCTGCGCTCGCTGGCGTGGGACGTCGACATCAATGACGTGGTCACCATCCTGCAGGAGATGAATAGCCGGGAGTGGCTTCACTTCGCTCAAATCCGGAGCATCTACAACCGGCGCATCGAGATCTCGAAGATCGAGATCCAGCCGGCCGGCCAGGACCTGGTCGACCAGACCACCACCAGTCCCGCCGTGGAGTTCTAGCCATGGCCGGCAAAACGCACAAGGCGAGACCCAAGACCGGCGAGCGGCGGAAGACCAACCAGCCGCTGAAGATCGATAAGCTGCCTGAGCCTGTGCGCGAGGCGATCCAGTACATCCGCAACCATCAGTTCAAGACCTGGAAGCAGATCGAGGAGCAGAGCGAGAAGCCGTACAGCAAGGATTGGGTGAAGGACGGCGGCGGCTTCATCGATTGGCCGACGCTCGATCCGGAGGTGCTCGACGAATTCGCCGGGCTGAGGATCCCGGATGCGAGTCTGCATCGCTGGTACGACCTGCGCGTGAACCAGGTGCAGCGGCAGGTGCTCGCGGAGTCGGAGATCGCGCGCAACTTTGCCCGCAAGTTCTCCGGCGCCGGCATCGACGGCGCCAACGATGCCGTGATCAACGCCATGCGCGACGAGGTCTTCGCCCTGGCCGGCAAGATGGATTCCGGCAGCCGCGCCATGTACATGGATGCGCTGGGCAACCTGACGCTGGCCATGGCGCGGATCCAGCGCGTCGACATCCAGAAGCGGAAGGTCCAGGTTGACGAGCGCAAGCTGGCGCAGCTTGAGAAGGACGCGGATCTGAAGCGACGGAAGTTCCAGCGTGAGATGGATGCGGCAGAGAAGAAGATCACGAAGGGCGAAGCGCTCACCGCTGACGACATCAATCAGATCCGCCAGCGCGTGTTCGGCATCGGACCTGCGCCGGTGGCTGCCTGATGATTGAAGTCCTCGATCACGATGTGAAGCTCCCCGCAGTCATGCAGCTTCGCGGCTACCAGCAGCGCTGGATCGACGATCAGTCGCGCTTCAAGATAGCCGTCAAGTCTGCCCGCATCGGGTTCTCATATGGCACCGGCGTGGATCACATCCTGCGGCGGCTCCAACGTCCGGGGACGACGACAACCGTACTCTCCGCCGGCGCGGCTCAGTCGAGCGAGTTCGTGCAGGAGGCGCAGAAGAACATCCAGGCGATCGGCGCGGTCGCCGAAGCGGACCAAACGAAGTGGGCCGACGAGATCAGCGAGACCGACTTCACCGTCCAGCGCATCAAGTTTGCGAACGGCTCACGCATCATGGCGTTGGCCTGCAACCCGCGCACCGCTCGCGGATATCCCGGCGATGTGGTGCTCGACGAATTTGCGCACGTCGAAGACAGCTATGCAATCTGGGCCGCGGCATTCCGCCAGGTGGCGCTGGGCAACCGGCTCGATGCACTCTCCACGCCGAACGGAGAGCAGGGCAAATTCCACGATATTGCCGCCGATCTGGGTCTGACCGATGGCGTGTGCCCCGTGCCCAACCCGCTGAAGAAAGGCCCGTGGAGCGGCCATTGGGTTGATGTATTCATGGCCGTTGCCGAGGGCTGCCCGATCAACATCTCCGAGATGCAGGAGGGGATGAAGGATCCGGACACGTTCAACCAGGAGTTCCGCTGCGTGTTCCTGAAGGCTACGGGTGCATGGATTCCGCCCGAGCTGATTCTCGGTGCAGAGAATGACGGCGCGACCGTCGATTGGCCGGCTGGCTACGTCTGCCGCAATCCGTTCTATACCGGAATCGATATTGCGCGCGATCGCGATCAGACCGTGCTGTGGGGCGCCGAGAAGATCGCCGATGTAATGTGGACTCGGCTGGTCTATCCGCTGCACGCGATTTCATTCCCGAAGCAGCACGAGTTGCTCGATCCGTGGGTGCGCATGTCGCGCCGCTCCGCAATCGACAAAACCGGCATGGGCAGCGGGATCTTCGACTATCTGAACGAATCGAGTCCAGGCCGGCTGATGGGCGTCTCTTTCGGCGGCACCAACGATGACGGCGTACGGATGAAGGTCGATCTGGCTATCCGTCTGAAGCGCAACCTGGAACGCTACCGCTGGCGCATCCCGCGCGATCCCCAGATCCGTCAGGAGTTCCAGTCCATCAAGCGCGAGGCCACCGCCTCAGGAGTCACCTTCGATTCACCGCGGATCGAGATCGAGAGCGCTGTTGCCGGCGCGAAGAAGCGCAAGATGTTCGCCCACGCCGATCGCTTCTGGGCGGCCGCGCTCTGCGACCTGGCCGCGGATGGCCAGAGCTGCGAGCTGGGCATGACCAAACCGGGCACGCCATCGAGCTTGTCGCTGATGAAAGGATTTATGTGATGGCCGACGCAATGCAAATAGTTCCACCCCTGCCGGATCGAGGCGAGATCGTATCGACGGGCGCACTCTACAACACGCAGATGGCGAACTACCGCACCTCGCTCGCCTTTGGCGGCACGCGCAGCCCATCGATGATCTGGACGGAGATGATTCGCAACAGCGCCAACGCCATGCTTTACTTCCGCGAGATCGAGGAAAAGGACGACGACGTTGCCAATGCGCTGGACACGTTGAAGGAAAACGTGCTGGAACCTGACTGGTCGATTCAGCCTTTCGACGATACTCCGCTGGCAGCCGAGATTGCCGCCTTCGTCACCGCGCAGATCGCGCAGGTGCCCAACTTCGACGGCGCGCTGGATAACATGCTCGACGCCATCGGCTACGGCTTCAGCGTGCAGGAGATGCTGTTCGACACCAGCGCGGGCCAGGCCAGCCTGCTCGATATCAAGGACTGCCCGCAGGAGTTGTTTCTGTTCGGCAACCGCTTCCAGCCGCAGATCGGCACGCTGCAGTTCCTCACCAACCCGTTTGCCTCCGAGGGCGCGGAGGTTCCCGAAGACAAGTTCCTGATCTACAGCTACCGGCCGCGCAGCCGCGATCGCATGGGACGGCCGCTGATCCGCAGCGTCTTCTGGGCGAGCTGGTTCAAGCGCAACATCCAGCGGCTGTGGATGCGTTACGCGGAGAAGGGTCCAGGCACGGCCGTGACCCGCTACAACGATTCCGACAGCGACGCGGAGAAGCAGAAGGCCGCGGACATCGCCGAAGCGATCGTCAACGAACCGGCGCTGGCAATCCCGCGCGGCATGGAGTACGAGAAGGAGCTGCTGACCATCGCCCGCTCGCTCGACCCGGCGGTGTTCGAGCATCTCTTCGAGGCGATGCAGAAGGCCATCACGCGCAGGATCCTGGGCGAGACGCTGACCACGCTCGGCAGCGACGGAGGCAAGGGCACGCAGGCGCTGGGGGATGTTCACTCGAAGACGCTCGACACCAAGAGCGTCCGCACCTCGAACACGCTGGCCGGGATTCTCAATCGCCAACTGGTGCGGCCGCTGGTGCTGTGGAACTATGGGCCGGCTGCGCCGATGCCGAAGCTGGGCTTCGATACCGAGGAAGAGACCGACATCACGGCGGAGCTGGCCAAGGACCAGAGCGTGCAGAGAATGGGCGTTCCGCTGCCGCTGGCCTACCTGCAGAAGAAATACAACATCCCCGCGCTGCAGGCCGGCGAAGAAGCTGCGGCGCCGAACGTCAACGCCGCAACGCCCGCGATCACGGAAGACGAAACCCAGAGGTTCAGCGAAGCGGATGCGGGCGTGAAGGGCGAGCTGGCGGAGCTGCGCAAACTGGAGATGCAGCTGCGCCTGGATTCGCTGGGGCTGATGAAGGAGCGGATCGGCGAGGTAGCCGGCGCGCTGCGGCCGGGAGGTTCGCGATGAGTGGCAAACGCGCAAAATTGGAACGTAAAAAACTACGCGAAGCTGGATGCGATGACGGGATCACGCGCAGGCGCAAGGAAGATCGCGCGCTATACGACCATGCCGTCGCAGCGAAGAAGGCTCGCGCTCGCTATATCGCCGGCATGGTGAGCGCGATTGCGATGCTCGGCTGCGCCGTTCCATCCGTGGCGTCAGTGCAGCGCCAGCCGCGGTTTCAACGGCGAGGCCGCTAGATGCGGGCGATTGAAATTGCGTGCAGACATAGCTGTCCAGGCGGCAATTGCAGCGCCGAGGGCGGCGAACCTTGCGACTGCTCGCGCTGCGCCGGGTTCCGCGACGCCGGCGGAATATGCCATTCGGAGCGGATCCTGGATGCAGCCGCGATGACGCGCGCGGCCGATCCGGTGAACGCGGCAGCGTTCGATCGCATGGTTGAGAACTCAGGGTTGGTGTAAATGATTCCGCGCGACAACGCGATCCAGTCGAAGATGGGCGACCTGGTCGCCTCGCACCTGGCCGCGGCGAACCTGCTGGGCCGCACGCACATCGCCGAGACCGTGCAGCGCAAGACCGGCAAAGTAATCCCGATTGCCACCAGCTCGCGCTTCCGCCGGCTGTTCAGTGATTCAAACGACGGCGACTCCGGCGATCCGGATGTCTACGGCAATCTCTCGCTGCCCTATGACCTGAGCACCAAGCTGCCGCCCACCGATGCGGTGAACTATCTGCGCAACCTGACGCCGGTCACCAAGGAAACCTTCGACGGGTTGTCGGCGCAATACAGGAAGGATGCCTTCACGGTGGCCGGCACCACCGATCTGCGGCTGATCGCGAAGGTGCGCGACGAGCTGGCCGGCGTGATCGAGAAAGGCGGCACCGAAGCCGACTTCGAGAAGGCAGTTACGCAGATGGAGACCGAGGCCGGCGTGGAAGAGATCAACGCCTTCGCTTTGGATACGGTCTTTACCACGAACATGCAAAAGGCCTACAGCCTGGGCCGCTACGAACAGATGATGGACCCGGCGGTGCTGCAGGCGCTGCCGTACTGGCAGTATCTGACCGTCGAAGACGATCGCGTGAGGCCTGAACATGCGGTGATCGACAAGTTCACGGCGCGCGCGGGCGATGCGGATCCGGTGTGGCGCAAGATTTATCCGCCCAACGGCTTCAACTGCCGCTGCATCGTTATTCCGTTGCTGCGCGAGGAAGCAGGCAAGGATGCCGATGAACCGGGCCTGGCGCGGCTGCCGGTGCTGGCGATGCTGTTGGTTCCGCAAGAGGGATTCAGCAAGGTCTTCGCGGAGTGCTGTGCCGCGTGAATCATCGAGAACAGTACGAGGTACCGCGCAATGCTTCCGACTTATATAGAGCATCTCCTCTTGCGCCGGGCGGCTGTCTAGTCTCCATCCTGTGAGTCAGCTCTCCAATCAGTGGGTCGATGTCTTCGCCGCGGGTGACCATGGCGACGACAAGGGCGGCGTCTTCACCGAAGCCGACCTCGACCAGATCGTCCAAAACTTCAATCCCTCCTTCCATGAGCCGCCCATCGTCATCGGACATCCGAAGGACGACGGGCCGGCGTATGGCTGGGTGGAACAGTTGCGGCGGTCGGGCAAGCTGCTGCAGGCCAAGTTCAAGGACGGGATCCCGGACGACTTCGAGAGCGCGGTCAAAACTGGCAAGTTCAAGAAGCGTTCGGTCTCGCTCTACAAGACGGCCGCGGGCTGGATGCTGCGCCATGTCGGGTTCCTGGGCGCGCAGCCTCCACAGATCAAGGGATTGGCTGATATCAAATTCGCAGATGAAGACAGCAAGTCGGTCTCGATCGACTTCGAGGAGAGTGGCATGGCAGAAGTAAACGAGCAGTCCATCGTCGACAAGATCGTCGCGCGGTTCGCAGAGGCCTTCGGCGGCAAGAAGACCGCCGCCGATCCCGCCGCAGCCACCTTCACCGAGGCCCAGGCAAAGGCAATCGCCGACGCCGCAGTTGCAGAGGGCACCAAGGCGCTGCAGGCGGAAGTGACCGCGATGAAGGCGACGTTCACCGAGAGCCAGCGCGCAGCCACTACCTCCGACGTGAAGACGCGCGTCGCCAACGCGATCGCGAAGCTGAAGGCCGCGGGCAGGTGGGTTCCGGCGTTCGACAAGCTGGGCGTTCCCGTCCTGTTCGCCGAGCTGGCGAAGACGACGGAGACGGTTGAGTTCGGCGAAGCCGGCAAGGACGGCAAGCTGGCCAAGGCGAGCCCGCTCGATCTGCTGGTCACGTTCATGGAGCAGCATCAACGGATCGTGCCCACGTCGGCGGTTTACACCGGCCAGCGTGCGGCCTCCGCGATTGCTCTTCCGAAGGGCGTCAACCCCGGAGTCCAGTCGGTGAACGAAAACTCGGTGCAGTTCGATGACCTGGTGCGGGCGAAGCGGAAGGCCGATCCGAAGATCAGCTATTTCGATGCGGCCGTTCAGGTCGAGTCCGAGAATCCGGAGCTGGCGCGGCTGGGCGGAGCAACAGCCGGCGCGGTCTAAGAACAGTTGTCAGTGGTCAGTTGTCAGTGATCAGTAAAAACGAAGACTGAAGAGGGAGCAGATTATGAGCGCAGTTGCCACACGGGGACTTAGCAAAAGTTTTGTGGATACCTTCCAGGCGCAAGCCGCCGGCCAGGGTCGCGGGCTAGCGCTCGTGCAGGGCGGCAGCGGCGACAGCTATCTTGCCACCGCCTCGGTCGCCAACTCGATTGTCGTCGGCGTGCAGCAGGAGGCCAGCACCAACGCCGGCGATCCGATTGCCGCCATTGAGCTGGGCGACGCGATTGCCATCGCCGGCGTAGCCATCGCAGCGGGAGTGTACGTGAAGAATACGGCGACGGGCCAATTCATTCCCGTCACCACCGCCGCAGACAACATCGCCGGCCGCGCGAAATCCAGCGCGGCGCTCGCGGGAGACGAATTCGTACTCTTCGTTCTGCCCTCCGTCAACGACTAACGCATCAACCCGGAGCCTTCGGGCTCCGGCGCTTCACCAAAATCTGTTAGCTCCGCATGACGCGGGGAAAGTGAGCAGGAAATGGGAGCATTTGCACTTGGACCTCAATTCGGCGTACTCAATGTTGCGGTCTCGAACTATGCCAAGGACTACCGCAACAACCTGCTGGTTGGGGATATGCTTGCCCCCCGCGTGCCCATGGCGAAACAGGTCAGCCAGTTTGTGATCCACGGCCGCGATGGGATGCGGCTGGATGGCGACGATCTCCGCGCACCCGGCGCCGCGCCGCGCATGATCCGGTCCAGCTTCTCGACCGCTTTCTACAACTGCAAGTCGCACGCCCGCTCTGCCGAAGTTCCGATGGAATCGGAGCAGTGGGCGTTGGGCTTCGGCTTCTCCCAGCAGGCCAAGGCGTCGCAGCAGGTGCTGGATAAGCTGCTGCTCAGCCGCGAAGTCTATCTCGCCAACCTGGCCGTAGGCGCGGGCACGACGGTGGCGCTGTCCGGCACTTCGATGTGGGACAATGCCGCTTCGACGCCGATTCAAAATATCACCGCTGCCAAGTCAATTGCCCGGCAATCCGGTGTGGCTGCCAACGTGCTCATCCTCGGCGACGCTGTCGCAGATGCGTTGCTGGTGAATCCGCAGATCGTCGCCCGCTTCGTGAACACGACTCCGGGCGTGCCCATCGATATGGACGGTCTGTCCCGCGTCCTCAGCATCAAGTGCGTTCGCGCTTCGGCGGTCCAGGTGGATAAGAACGACAATCCCAGCTACGTCTGGGGCCAGACCGCAACCCTCGCCTACGTTCAGGAAGCGAGCGACCAGATGGATCTCAGCTCCTTCAAGACCTTCACCTGGACCGGCGCACCCGACACGGTGGATGGCTACGGCGTCATCATCGAGCCGAAGTATCCGCTGGCTAGCAAAGCTTCCATCATCTCGGCCGACTGGTACTGGGATATCCAGAACACCGCGCCCGAGACCACCTACACCTTCACCAACTGCTGCGCGGCGCCGACCTACGAGACGCTGCCGGCCTTCCCCGCAGGCGAATAATCTAACCCCGCAACACTAACTGCAACAGCAACTGCACTACCCAAGGGAGCGGATCACAACGGTCCGCTCCCTTCTTCCATAGGAGGAAGAAACAATGGCGAAGCACACAGTCACCAAGACAGTCATCCACGACGGCAAGACCATTCGCAAGGGCGGCGAGATCGACCTCACCAAGGATCAGGCAGCGCCGCTGATCGCGATCGGCCACGTCGCCGCTCCCGAGAAGGCAGCCAAGTAAACCATGCCGTACGCCGCCCAATCCGATCTTCTGCAGGTGATGACGCTGGCTGAGCTGATCCAGCTCACCGACGACGAGAAGACCGGCAAGGTAAACGCGGCGACCGTCACGGACGCGCTGACCAAGGCGAGCGGCAAGGTGGAAGCCTACTGCCGCGAGCGTTACGAGACGCCGCTGCAGCCGAACGACACCATCGTCGAGATCACCCGCGACATCGCCGTCTACACGTTGTTCGGGCGCAGGCCCGGCAAGATGCGCGACGAGGTGCGGCAGCGGTACGAAGATGCGGTCGGCGTGCTGAAGGACATCTCCACCGGGAAGGCATCGTTCGATCAGCCGGTGGGAAGCACGCCGCAAGCCACCAGCGCAGGCGGCGTCCGGCCCAGACGCGACGGGCTGCGCATGACCGAGAAGGACCTGGAAGGTTTCGTCT